CAGCATACAGTGGTACTTACACTGGAAACTTCAGCGGAAATTACCTTGGAAATTATTCTGGTTCTAGAAACTATGCAGGATTTTATGCTGGAACATATTCAGGAACATATACTGGAAACTTCTCAGGTTCTAGAAACTACACTGGTAACTATGCTGGTAACTATACAGGTAACTACCTAGGAAACTTCACTGGTAACTATATTGGACCAGCAACCTATACTGGTTTCTATTCAGGTAACTATACTGGGTTCTTCTCGGGTAACTATATTGGACCAGCAACCTATACTGGTTTCTATAGTGGAACATACACTGGTTTCTTTACTGGCAATTATATCGGAACTGCTACATATACTGGATTCTATTCGGGTACATATACTGGGAACTTCACTGGTAACTATATTGGTCCAGCAAACTATACAGGTAATTATACTGGATTTTATACAGGCAATTTTACAGGATTCTATGCAGGAACTGCTACCTATACAGGAACATATCTAGGTAACTTTACTGGTAACTATACTGGATTCTATACAGGAACTGCTACCTATACTGGTTTCTACAGCGGATCTTATTCGCAGTCGTTCTCAGGAACCTATTCTGGTGCGACCATTCAAGCGACCAAAGACACTATCTCAACAGTATATTTGTGGGTAAAAACTGCATAAATCTATTGACTTTGTAGCAATTATTATATATACTGTTAACATGACTATTATTTCTAATGGAGAATTGAATTGATTAATACCTCACCTGTAGTTACTCGCAAGATCGAAAATCCTTATTGGGCGAACAAAGAACGTCAGCATATTATCGCCGAGTTTTTCTATCCTGATACCAATAAGCGTGTTACTGCATCCATCATGAATGATGGTACCAATCGTGACTACGAAGAAGTGATGCGTCTCTTCAGTATTGGGCAGATCGATGCCAATACTGATCGGCGCATGGAAGATCGCAACCAACAAATCAAACAAAATCTTGAACGCCAGAAGGTTGACAAGACTCGCATGCAGCAAGAACAGTTGTTCGCTGCTAAGTTGGATGCCTTCGAAATCGATGTAGTTAAAAACTCTAAGAATCGCGATCTAAAGTCTAAGATTCGCAAGTCTAAGACTTTCATGGAAGTCACTGCATATACAGTAATGCTACTGATGCAGGAAGAAACGAATGCCGAATAATGGATTCTTATATGTTGCCACTCGCCGCAAAGGTTATTACAGGGCAGCAAGAAACTCTGCGATCTCATTAAAGGATTATTATCCTGATGCGCATATTACATTCTTCACACACGAAGAATGGGTGCAACCATCCGACTATGAGATCTTCGATAACGTAGTAACCGAAAATGTTCCTCGTGATAAACGAGCAAAACTTTGGGCGCTCGATCAGACACCATACGACCTGACTGTTTATATGGACTGTGATACCGAAGTTGAACACGAAGATATTCAAAAGATCTTTGAGCAGATCCCAGACGACATAGACGTATTATTCACTGCGAATCGCCCATATAATGCAGCGCTGACTAAGTTATCTGAAACTGAAGAGATGACCGAACATTGCGGTATTTTCTTATACCGCAATAATCCTCAAACATTGAAGATGATGCGTGCTTGGTATGATGAATACTGGGAACAGAATAAACCTGATTGGGATCGTAAACATTATCCTGCTGGGGCATTGGAATGGGACACCTTTACAATGTGGAGGTTATTAAACTTGTTTGACTTTGGCGTCAAAACAGGCAGATTTCCCGACCCTGATGCTCGATGGAACTTTGTTTCTGGATATAGAGAAGAAGAACTTCAGGGGCAACCAAGAGTGATCTATCACTATACAATCCCCACGGGTTTGCAAGATTTTTGAAGGTTATTAATTGATGTTACAATTTACAAATTCAGTTTCAAAAGAACTAACTGACATTCTAGATCCATTCACAGAATGGTTCTTTGCTCAAAATGATCAACATCTTGTCCTCGGTCCACAAGAAATGCAAGATAAGCGTCGTGGTGGATTGACAGTCGACACTGCTACTGATGAGCAGTATATGAATCATATCGTCAATAAGGGACACAATCACGTTGGATTTCCTGATGTTGCATGGTGCACTGACATGTCTCAGGCACATGGACAACCATGGTTCCCTTCTGAATATGGCAGAAGGCAACAAGAAACTAACAAAGAATTGATCAGTTATCTTGGTGCTAGAAACAATGCGGTGTTTACTTACTATCCAGAAAATGGATTTATGGGATGGCACACCAACTGGAATGCATCGGGATACAATATTCTGATCACATATAATGCAGAAGAAAATGGTGGGTTCTTCCGCTATTTGGATCCAGTCACAAAAGAAATCGTAACTATGGTTGATCCTGTTGGTTGGTCATGCAAGGTTGGTCACTTTGGCGATCGCAGCGATCCAAACAAAATCGTATATCACTGTTGTGGTAATACTGCTAAGAGATTGACACTAGGATATGTTGTGCCGCATCTAGAAATTTGGCGGTCAATGATTGAAGATATTAGTGGCGAGGACGCTTCTCACTTTCAGTAATCTTCTGGCGTTCTTTATATTTGACCAATAGTTCCTCGAGTATAACTAAATTTTCGTGCATCTTTTCCATATCATCTAACATTTTTGGAACTGCAACAGATGCCTGCTGTATAATTGCGAACTCGTAGTTTGTGTGTAAAGGGTTGATAGCAGATTTTATTCTTCGCTGCTTCAAGAAACTCTTAATTTTACTCACCAACGAGGGTTTTCTTGCCTCGACCATATTCAACTTACTGCCTTTCTGGTCTGTTGCTTGTTGTCGCGCCTTTAAAATTTGTTCTTCTTTTGCTCTTGCCGCTGCAGCATTTTCTCTGGCAAGTTTTTTATTTTCCTCTTTGAGGATTTGTAATTCTTCAACTAGTTTCGGATCTGTAACATGAACGGTTTCTATAACTGTTTCGATTACCTTCTCAATTACAACAGGCGGATTTTCTAAAATCTCTTTTGCTTTAGCAATTGTTTCTGCTGCTACTTTTGATTCTTCTTCTACTGCAAGTTTTTGTCTCTGCAATTCTTCGTGTTTTTCTTGCGCGATTTTTCCCCTGTCAAGTTCTTCTTGAGAGGGTTCATTAATCTCAACTTCGATAATTTCTTCTTGGAAATTTCCATCGATCCATTCTTCTGCAACCACTTCCTCTGGTGGAGGTGGTGCTGATACTAAAGGTTCTGGAATATAATCTTGTGGTGGCGGTGCCACGACTCTTGCTCTACCCATATTATTTTTTCCCTATTACCATAAACCGATCGAACTCGACCTTACCATCCCAACTGTAATATGACTGCTTAATAGATCCCTCGTAGAAAACATCAGTAACTCCAACATTTTCAATATGCTCTTCGATTGTTGGAACGCAATTGATGCCATACATCTCCCTAAAAACATTTGACGATTGACAGGCAAAGATACAATCTGGATTTGCTGTTGTCATTTTCTTTAATGGATACATTGCCTCACACCCAATAGAAATTACTACATCTGTTTCTAGTGCATTGATATCATGATATGCAAACGGAATATCCCAATTGATGTGATTGAGTTCAATCCCTCTCTCGTTGTTATAGTAACGATTGAAAACCTTAGACAGTTCTAATGCATCTTTATCAATATCGATCAAGTTGAGTTTCTTGACATTTAGATTTTCGCAGAGAAGTGGAACTAAAGGAAATCCCAACCAAGAATTTAGAATCGTAATATTCAATGGATCAGGACCTCGAGTAAGTCTCTGTAAGTTTTCTACTAACCAAATGGCAGCATCCATTGTATTTGGATTCATAGATTTACGGAAATCGTCATGCTTATACGGCATTTCGTGGGCGATCTTATCTAATCCGTCGCCCCAGTTTCGGTAATTATTTAAGTAATTATAATTTAACATCTTGTGGTCTTTCCATTGAATCGTATAAACAAATAAGTGGTTCTTCGCGGAGGACTTGTTCCCGCACATCAATTGGCCACATGTATCCGTAGTTGTAACTATACACCCAACCATCTGGGAAAAAATTAATTTTTAGTAGTTGTTCCCTTTTGTGTCCGAATAGATTATCAAGACCGCGATAATGAAAAAACATTTGATCAGGATAATCGGTAACAAACTTGGTAATCTTATTGACATCCAATCTATCGTTCCATCTCAACACGCTGGAATTTAGATCTGTATATGCACGAGGAATATCTTTTGTGTCTCGTTTCATTTTTCTCATGTCGTGCCAATGGGTGCGAACAAATGTCAGTCCATCTTCTGGGTCATGATCAACGATGCAATCAATATTGTTTTGAATTTCAATATCAAGATCCAGGAAAAGTTTTTCTCCATATTGGGGTACAACTCCTCGATCAAACAAATACAATTTGTTCCACCATTTTTCATAGTAGTTATCTTCGGGGAAAGGTATTACAATAACATCACGATGCAATCCAATCGGATGCTCAGTCAAACAGTAAAAGTCGAAATCAGTTGTTATATGTTTTCTACATTGTTCAAGAACACGATTAACATGTTCTGAATCATATTTGAATCCCCACTTAACGGTGTAAATACTAATCATCAAATATTCCAATGCTCTAAAAGATCAGGGTCGACGAGCGACTCCTGTTTAACTTTGCCTCTGCTGTTATCTTGAAATGGTAGCAAGTCAACATTAAACACGCAGAGGATACAGTCCTTCCTATATATGCCAACTTCCAAATCGTCTTCGTGCCAGTCGCGACCGCGATTGTATGAGTATGCAAAAGTATTAGGAAAATGTTTCCATAGTGGAGTATCACTAAAGTCACCCCAACGCCAACTGTGATAGTTATCAGTTCCATCGGTGAATGTGAACCAGATACGCTCTTGATGTTCTAGCACATCCTGCCAGATACATTCTGTTTGATCATCTGACCACACCATGCAACTACCATTCGTATATGCACCATGCGATAACTTAAAGTTGCGCGACTTCATCGGTCGAGGGTCTTGCCACCATGACCGCAACTTGGTAGGATTCTCTAGGTCGTAAGTGATGATTGGCGACAAATCATTTTGTATGATGACATCAAGGTCGAAAAAGACAAACCTTCCAGTGGGTTTATCTTCTGCGAAGTTGTGTGTATTGAAGATGAACGTCTTTGGTCTGTCCCAACAACGTGCCATACCGTATTTGAAATCCTCTGAACCGAACCAGTATTTAGGATGAATGTCGGGAATGTCTGGAAAGTCGATGACTTTAATTTCATTGTCAAAACCTTCACTGTTATCTGTATAGCAATAGAAATGGAACTCAAAATTATCAGGGGTGTGCTTCTTTGCCATCCGATAAAGACGGTTGACAAACTCAACAGAATATTTGGTTCCCCATTTACAACAGACGTAATTAACTCTCATTGCCACAACCTAATAATATTTTCATCTTGGCAATCTACTAATTCTATTTGTTCTTTAGCGGAAGGATGAGGGACATTATCTGTATTAAACAGGCAGATCTTAGCATCGGATCGAAACTTAAATCTTTCAATGTCATCTGGATGATGCTTTCCTCGATTCCAAGAATAGATCCATCCACCTGGAATATCTTTCCAGAAGTCTCTCTGCCTCCAGTAATGATAATTATCGCTTCCCTTGAAGAAAGTTTTAAATATCGATTCGGAATTCTCGATGGCATCGTTGTAGATATGTTCACATGATTCACCAGGCCAAAGCATCATACTAGAGTTGAAAAAAGTTCCTCTGGTGTCAATAAACAGTCTGTCATGTTTCTGTGATTGTGGTTGCCAGCGGCATTGAATGATGCGAGGTTTCTGTGCAAGTTCCAGAACCTCAGTTATATCTTCTTGGATTACTACGTCAAGGTCAAAATAACACCAGTTACCTACGTACCCTAACCAGTTGTGCGAATTAAATACTGAGAACTTTGCTCTGTCGAAACAGAAGGTTTCTTTGCCAAACCAATATTTCGGATGTAGGATACCATCATCAGGTATAGGTGCAGTATCGCAAATTAAACCATCGGCATCATCCGTATAACACGTGAATGTGAAAAGGTTGGTGTAGTTCTTCTTTACCATATTGTAAAGATTATTCACATATTTGGCGGGATACTTATCGCCCCACTTAATGCATACGAAGTTCATCATACTCTTTATCTGCTCCAGGAAACTGGTCTAATCCATTTAATAATGCTATTGTGTAACTTGGGCGATAGTAGAAAGATTTGTTATGATCATCTATACCGTAATAGTCTGCGCCATATACGAACGAATATATCTCACCTTTCGGAAAGTAATTAAATCTAAAATCTTCGTGCCATAAGAACCTGTCGTCGCCAAAATACTTAACCATAAAGTAATCTGGATCTGATTGAAAGTGCTCCCATATATGATGAACAGTCCCATCTTTCCACATCATTACGCTCGAGTTGTAATTACTTAAATACCGCATGCCATGAGTTTCTCCGACATAATCAGGAAACTCTATATTCTTCCAGTAAGTATACGCTATTGTTGGATGAATGTCAAGGTATTTCCACAGATGATCAATATTTTTTTGAATACGAATATCTAGATCCAGATAAAGAACATCACCAAATCCTCGCTGACTAAACATCCAAACCTTATACCAGTGACCTTCTATATCATCTGGCAACGGCCAAGGAACAACAATTGGATCCAATCCAGTTGGGTCATCGGTAAAACATACGTATGTATATTTCCTACCCGTATCTTCGACGATTCTATTCACATCATCGGCAGAATATTTTGTGCCATATTTAAGCATTATAATTGTTTTCATCACAACTCCAAAATTATAAATAGTGTCATAGTAATTTATAAGGGTTCCCGATGGCACAAATTCAAAATATCTATATCGACCAAGGAACAACTTTTTCTTTGTCTCTTATGGTAAATGATCAGAACGGGGATCCGAAAGATCTTACTGATTATACTGCTGCAGCACAAATGCGCAAATCATATTATACTAATACTTCCGTTAGTTTTACTGCTGAAATTACTTTACCAGAAGATGGTGAAGTTACTATTTCATTGACTGCTGTGCAAACATCAGCAATAAAAGCAGGGAGGTATGTTTATGATATTGAAATTACAGGCGATGGCGAAACGCTACGAGTTCTCGAGGGGATCGTCGTAATTAATCCAGAGGTAACAAAATAATGTCTTTAAAAGTTACAGTAGGAACTTCAAATACTATAAATACAAATATAGTAAGTAAAAGAACATCAACCAAAATAGAAACGTTGGCAGATGTGGATGTAGACGGTATCCAAGATGGATACACTTTAATTTACAACACTGCTACGAACAAATGGGAAGCAGCAAATCCTGCATCTGAAGTGGTATTAGATAATATAGACGGTGGGACGTATTAAAAACAAAGACAACCAAAAAGGAATAGTCTAAAATGTCAACAATTATTCAAATTAAAAGAAGTTCAGGCGCAACTGCTCCAACAACAACTGCTCTCCTAGAAGGGGAAATGGCATATGCACAAGACGCAAGCAATAGCGGCGCAAGTGCAAAACTATACATTGAATCAGTAGAAGGCGGAACTGCAGCAATTCATGCTGTCGGTGGTAAATATTTCACAGACAAGGTTGATGCTCGTCTTATCGACGCAACATCATCAGTTGGTGGTAAAGCAACCTTTGCTGAAGGAACAGATAACGGTTCCAACAAAGTAACTCTAAAGGCACCAGATACTCTTGCCGCTGATCTTACTCTGATCCTTCCAACCGCAGACGGTACAAACGGTCAGATCCTTACAACAAACGGTTCAGGTCAACTTGCATTCGCTTCACCTGCTTCGTCTACATTCACAATCAGCGACAACCAAGGAACTCCAAATACTGATTCCTTCTCAACTGGCGGAACTCTGACTTTTGCTGGTTCAGCTGGTGTCAAGACAACAGTTTCAGACAACCAAGTTGCTATCGCTGCTGATATTACTGGTGCTACTGCTCTGACATCACTTGCTGATGCAGACGAATTCCTTGTTTATGATGCTTCGGCAACTGCAAACAAGAAGATTACTGCTGAAGATATTGGCGATTACA